CAAATTCGTCGCTATCTATTGCAGTTCACACGCATGTTCAGCTTGTTTGAAGTTGAATACGGACGCAACGAACAAGGTACCACTGACCTAGTGCGTGTGCCCATACGCTATGGTGATGCCAGCAGAAATGCACAGACCATACTGAATCAGAACTCTGCTAACTCATTAAATGCCACCCCGTTAATGACTTTCCACATCACTGGTCTTGCTTATGACCGTGAACGCATGCAAGAGCCATATCATGTGAACAAGATGTTTGTGCGCCAACGCACCTGGGATTCGGGCACAGAAAGCTACGAAACCACACAAGGCAATGCGTTCCAAGTTGAACGACTCATGCCGGTGCCATACAAACTCACAGTTGATCTGGACATATGGACCAGTAATACCAATCAGAAGATGCAGTTGTTTGAACAGATTGCCACGCTGTTTAACCCTGCATTGGAAATACAGGCCACAGACAATTATATTGATTGGACCAGCCTAAGTGTGTGCAATCTTGACAATGTGAAATGGTCTGGCAAGTCTATTCCTGTTGGCACTGGCGACCCCATCGACGTCATGACCATGACATTCAGCATGCCAATCTGGATCTCGTCTCCGGCCAAGATCAAGAAACTGGGTGTGGTGGAGCGAGTGATTGCCAGCATCTTTGATGCACAGGGCGATACTGTGAATGCCATCAGCAATAGTGACTTGTTGTTGGGTACCAGGGTCAAAGTCACTCCTGGGGGATATCAAGTTCTACTGCTGGACAATCAACTACAGGTACTACAATCAACCCAACCGCCGGTGCGTCCAGACAGATTAAGCCTAGAGCCATTTGGATTTCCTGTTGCAGAAAATCCGCAAATCACCTGGCCGGCCGTGATTGGAATGTATGGAGTATTGCGTCCCGGAATCAGTTATATCACACTGGCCGATCCTTGGGATCCCGACAACGGATCTCCGGTTGTGGGAACCATAGCGGTAAATCCTGCCGATGATCGATTGTTGATCTACAACATTGACCCGGACACCATGCCACAGAACACCCTGTCACCTGTGGATGCTGTGATCAATCCACTCACATCCGGACCAGGTGATGGGTTAGATAGCAGTCTCACAGGTCAACGATACCTGCTAAACGAAAGCACTGGCAGTGAGAGTAATCTAAACAACCCAATCGCATGGTTAGGAGTCAACAATCAACCCTTGATCGCCAATGCCAACGATATCATTGAATTCGATGGATCAAGGTGGGTGATAGCATTCCACAGTCAAGGCACCACAGGTCCTCAATATGTCACAAATCTAACCACTGGCATCCAATACTACTGGAACGGCATCAAGTGGGCCAAGAGCATAGATGGTCTTTATCCCGGAGGCGAATGGACTCTTGTGTTGTAAAAGCAGTAGGTGTTTGGTTCTATTGCGTGAGAACACGCTGCTATCTTTATCTCTTACGCAATGATTCAAAATATCCCGACACCTGGGGCTTGGCCGGTGGCAAGGTAGAACCCAACGAGACCTTGATCACCGCTGTGGAGCGCGAATGCTCTGAAGAGTTGGGCAGCATGCCCGAGTATCAACAGCTGATACCCATTGAAATGTTCACATCAGCCGACGGAGGATTTGCATATCACACATTCTGGTGCAGAGTGGATCACGAATTTATCCCCGAACTCAATCACGAACATGTGGGATATGCGTGGGTGCAAAGTGGCAGATTGCCAAGACCTCTACACCCGGGCTTGTGGAACACTGTGAATCTAGATGCCATCCAGAAAAAGATAGCAAGCCTAGAAATTACCTGCGTCTAGTCAAAGAAGAACATCTGCCACAATCGGCAGTTGTCGTTGTTGTATCCAAAATAATCTGTGGCTGAATGTAAGTATCCAGCATTGAAGATCACCAAGCGATTATACACATTGCCAAACGTGTCTACAGGTTCAAATATGGTTCTATCCAGATTCTGACTGCCGGGTCTGAAACATTTGGCAATGTCAGGATGGCTGATGTGCCTAACATCTGTGCCTTTCAATGCATGAGTAGATGTGCCAGATTGATACGGTGCGTTGGGTGTGAGATACAGCATGCCGGCCCACCGTTGTGGATCACAGTGATACACTAATGGTTCACCTTCGTTGCAAACTTGGAATCGGCCATTCATGCCGTGTTCTTCCCACTTCTCAATCCGGCGATTCATGATATATTCAAATTCTTCTTTCAATCCTGGAAACAAGAACTGCTGACGAGTGCGGTTGCCTATGTAATACTTTCCAATACCACCTTGATCATATTCTTGCTCCAGTGCCAACTTCCTGATAGCGTCAGGGTTTTGATAGAAGTTGTCTACTATCCACACACCCGGTCTGGGTTGAGAACTAAACAGATCAGATTTTTTTCGAGATATATGCACAGCAGGTGCTGACTTTGTTTCCGCCAATGGTGATTTAGGTAATCCACAGATCTTCAAGTTGTATTCAATGGCATCTTTGTATATCTGATGCATAACAAAGTTATCTTGAAGATGCACCATGATCTGACGACTTTGTTCAGCAAGCCCCACGTGCCAGCTTGCCACACCTTTCTGGAACAACAATCCACAATAGCCCGGATACTGATCAGTGGCCACGGGTGCAAGATCAAAGTTGCTGTATGTTAGTCCCAGCACTGCTGTGGTATAACTTTCTTGCCATTCACGATGTTTCTCATACAATCTACTCAACAAGAAATATGCTTCCGGGCGGGTAGGAATCAGTGCGATGGCTTTGAGTAGCAGACCTTTTTCAGTGTCGTCTCGAGTTTTTTGTTTTTCCAAACAGATACAACATCGCATGAGTGCTTCGTATTGTTGTTGATCAGTGGTGCTGCGTTCTGCGGTGCGTAGATAAAAACTCACTGCTGCACCGGTCTGCCCTATGTTTTCATATTCTTGTGCCAGCAAGAAGTTGATGGTAGGATCTTCAGAGTTTTCAATGTACGGATGTAGATATTTCATATTATTTTACAAAGGTTATAACTCGTGGATCGGTAGCATTTTCACAAGAGTTGCACAGCGTGAAGCAGGTTTGATCTTGAGGAATCACATCTTCGTATGATTGTTCATGCAGGTTGCCAATGATGTGATCCAGGCCATAGTCCATACAGCACAGACTCACATCACCATTGGGCAGCAGCACGTTGTGATACAAGCCTTCCACACATCCGCAGGTTTTTGGACCTTCATGTGTGATGGCATTCCAGCGATCTCTCAAGGTGATCAACTGTGGTTTGGCCACTGCTTCACGGAACAGGTTGCCGGCTCTGCTCCACATGGCATAACTGGGTGCTGAATCAAATATGTGTCGGATGCTGGGATGTAGTTCCGCTCCCATGCTCATTTTAGAAAAGTTCTTGATCCTGTAATGATTGTCTCGGAACCATTCCAGGGTCTTGATATAGCCCGGGGTGATTGGATGGCGTGCCAACATTTCTGCATCGGGCAAGTGCAGCACAAAGCCGCCGTTGGGGTTGCCGGCAAATGGTATATGTACTATGGCTTCCATATCTTCCACACTCACACCCACACCTGTAGTAAAAATGCTCACAGGATGGCCTTGATCATGTGCGTACACAACCATTTCTGTACAGTATTTGTTCATCCACGGCTCTGTGAATCCAGCAAAGGTGATACGAACATCGGTAGGCACCTTGTTGATCATTGACTTGTAGTCATCCAAGGCCAGAATCCGGGTACCTTTGTATACTTCTTCCAGGGTGCGTTGTGGGCAAAATACACAATCAACCACACATCCTTTTTCCGGAATGATTGTGGTTATCTCCAGAGTGGGTGCAGGATAGTGCTGCCATTTTTTCTTGTCTCGCGGTGCGATCTGATTGTCAATGTACAGCATAAAAGCAGAGTAGTGATCCACAAACCAGTCATCAAACACAGACCACTTGATGTCCACATAGTCAATGCTGAGTGCATGGAAGTTTGTGAATTCTCGCAGGTAAGTATCTCTGAATCGACGGAATTTTTCTTTCTGTGCCGGAGTAGCCAGATGTATCTCCATGGCTATCTTACGCACATTGTTCATGATCCAATCGTGATTTTCATCGTTAAAGAAGTCGTATTCACCACCTTCGCAGTCCATCTTGAGAAAATCTATGTGCGTGAGTTTCTGTTGTTGTATCAGTGTCATGAACTTGATAGTTTCTAATACCGTGCCATCGGTTCCATCGCTGTGTGCCACTTTGTTTTCATCATACAGCCCGGCTAGATAGTTCAATCCATCTGAATGCCCTAATGCCCGATTTATGGTCGTAACATCTAGTCCAGTGTGGCTGACATTTTTTACCAAGATAGGATACAGTTGTTTGTGTGGCTCTAGACAGATCACTCTGCTGGGCTGTTGTGGAACTATGCTCCAGACAAATGGGCCAGCACTGGCTCCAATGTCCATGACCACATCCCCGGGCTTTACTTCAAAAAATCTCTGATAGGTGTTATCGGCAAAGATCTCTTTTTTTACAGTGGCATGGAACCATGTATTATTAGCAGCCACTCCCCAGTCAAATTCATGTTCTGCACCATCCGGTGTGGTCATTGTGGGAACCACAGGAATGCGATTGGCTTCAGCCAAGAACTGATCCACACATGCTCGTGGCATCTTTAGTATGAATGCAGCATTGTCTTGGAATCCAAATGTCAGCAACAGTTCGTTCTTATACCAAGCAGCACCAGTGCAGAATTCAATGTCTGCTTTCATCAAGCTAAATGCATCTGTGTATGCCAGCATGTTCCAGTCTCGATCCCACATGAGGAATCTGTGTTTGTAGGTGGCATCTTTCTCACCGGCTTCACTCTTGAACAGATTCACTTCGTGTATCAAGGCTATGTAGTTGTCGCCGTAAGGTACGACCTGGCTGCCGCCACGGAAGTCCGGAACTCCAGGTATGAATTGACTTGGATCATGATGTGTGGTGACTGTTGTTCCGGTGTCAAGATCGTAACGAACCACTTCTGTAGGATTTGCCCATTTTACATAAGTGTAAGGTTGATCCAGCACAGGCATCCAGTTCTTTTCACAGTAGGTATCATCCGCACCGGGTGCAGGAATGCGTCGACGCAGGACTTCTCGCACACCGATATCGGACACTTCCAGTTCGCTCAGTTCCATGCGACCTTGACCGTTTGTGGTGGTATCTCTACGCACACCGGTGATCCAAAGTCTACCATTCCAGCGTTGGATCCTGGCATCTTCCAGTCCCACAAATGTCCAGATGGGTTCCACATCATGGCCAGATGTGTCTATGGCCTGTGTGGTGGCTATGGTCATATCCGGATTCATTGTGAGCAAATAGTTCCAGGTACGCAGATGGTGGTCGTTTTCCGGATGCAGATACTGCAACGGGCCGTATCTGTGTTCAAATTTTTTGTTTTCGCTGTGCCAAAGTGTGTAGTTCACATGGCGTAGATTCACTAGAATTTGATCGTTGTCTATGAAAATGCTGGGATTCATCAGGCCGGTTCCGTTGGTGAGTTCGGCTGGAATAATAAGAGGATGTATGGTCCCACCGGCTGCGATAACCGGTTTGGTCAGGCCATTCTGATAGATCTGTTGGCTTAGTGTCATACTAACATTTATGCCAAGACT